CTGCCGACCTGTATTCAATGGTCGGTGGTCTACCGGACTTCACAGAAAACAAACTCTCTATCACTTATCCTCGTTCCTGGTATGACGCTACGGCAAAACGGCTGTATAGGGAAGGTGGGGAACCGGAGAAAGCAGAACTGATCGGGAATAAGATTGAAGTTCCAAAAGGAAGGGCGCAAAACAGATGGTAAGACGGTATTCACATAAAGCGATAGTAACAATCCAATCCGGACAATTGGTAAAAGGGGAATGGGTTGCCGGAGAACCGACGGAAATAGAGGTTACAGGGCAATACTTTCCATCCAATAGCGGACAGCAATTGAAGCGGAATGTCGATGGGAAGGAATTTATCGTACACGGTGAGTTCTCGACAAAGGCCCGTCCTGTGGAAAATGCGAAGCATATCCGGATTGATAGTATCGCTCTCGATGTGGATATTATCTGTTGGGAGCCGTTTCAGACTCACTCTGTAATTTATGTATAGCGATGGCAAGGAAAGGTGGTTTGACTCCGATGTGGAGCGATAGAGAAGTGGAACGCTGGTTCGATTATTATGTGGATCGGGCGGAAGAGCGGATATACAAATTATTGCAACGTGCCGGGGAAGAGTTCGTGAAGATTGCTCGCAAAAAAAAGAGTTATCAAGACCAAACCGGCAATCTCCGCAGTTCTATAGGTTATGTGATTGTCAAGGATGGCGATATACTGACAGAGGATTACCAACAGTCTGCAGAAGGAACCGATAAACAGACCGGTATCCGGGAAGCGAAACGGCTAGTTTCCGAACTGGCTAAATCTTATTCGGATGGATGGGGGTTGATCGGTGTCGCAGCTATGCCATACGCTGTCTATGTAGAGGGGATCTATAATTTGGATGTGGTATCCGGTGCTTCCGACCATACCGAAGAATGGATTAAGAAACAGAGTCGGATATTATTCAACAAACTAGCGGAGAAAGGATATTGATATGGCTGATCAGTTTGATATAGTAGATATCGTGTATGATGCGGTTGAACCGGTCAGTACGAGCTTTATTCTGTACAAAGATCGCTCTGGTGATGGTGAGACAAAGAATCATATCACAATCCGGATGCTCACGTTAAATGAAACAGAGGTTGTGAATAAAGGTTCAGTTAATATCAACGTATTTGTGAAGAATCAAGCGAAAGGCAGGCCTGATCGACAGCTAATGAAAGGAGTGACACGAAAAGTTAAGTCTGCACTACGAAATATCACACCTCCTTTCGGCATGTATTGGAAATCTCGGATCGTATGGTCCGAACCTCTTGGCGAAGCAAAAGAAGGCTTCGATTGTACAAATATAAGATTT